CCTTTTTTTACACAAAATTTTAGAAATGAGCCCATCGAGAGGAAAAGAGAATGGCGAGACCGGCAAAAGCAGTCGCTGCCAAGACAGGAGCGATCACAAAAGAAGAAGAAAAAATAAGGCTTGAGACGGAATCTGCCCTTCGTGGAAGTGAACCTCCGAAGCCATCGAGGCATCTGACGAAAAATCAGAAAAAAATATTCAAAGAAATAACCAACGAGCTCATAGATGCGAATGTTTTGGGCAAACTTGACAGCTATATTCTGGATGAAACAGCTCGGACCATTGACAGCCTCAGGAGCCTGCAGGAAATTGCGGCGCAAAAACCGGACGTCCTCATGGATCCGAATTACATCCGGGCGAACTCGGCATACATGAAAGATTTCTTCAGAGAGTGCAATGAGCTGTGTCTATCTCCGCAGTCACGAGCTAAGCTCAGCGTGTCGAATGTAAAGGCCGCTGAGAATAAAGAGCGCAAAACCCTGATGGACATTTTTAACGAGGATGATGACGATTGATATCGGCAAGGCTGCGGAATATGCGGAGAGCGTAGTCAATAGTGAGGTTCGAGCACCTAAGTATGTCAAGCTTCAATGTGCGGAGTTCCTGCGGATTTGGAATGACGAAGATGAAATTTATATCGTCAATAAAAAACTTCTGAAGAAGATGTGCAAGCTTCTTCGGTGCCTAAAGATGGCGAAAGGGCCGAGGGCTAACGAGACAATATATGATGCCCTGGTTGGATACCAGTGGCTACTTATAACGGCGGTGCTCTGCACGGTGTATCGCGAAGATAACCGAAAGCGAAGATACGAGACAGCGCTTTTGGAAATCTGCAGAAAGAACGGAAAGACTTTCGTAGTCGCTGTTCTTTTTATTTTGCTTTTTTACTCTGAACCGGCATACTCGAGATTCTTTTCGGTCGCTCCGGATGGGCAGTTGGCCAGAGAGATCAAAGAGGCGATCGAGCCTCTTATCAGTGTGAATGCCAGTGTGTTTGAGGACGGGGAGTTTAAGGTTCTGAGGGACTATATCCTTCATAAGCCGACGAAATCAAAGTACACTCCTCTGAATTATTCGACGTCAAGGCTGGATGGTAAAGAACCGTCGGTATTTATTGCGGATGAGATCGGGGCGCTTCCGACTCCGTATGCGATAGAAGCGATGAGATCCGGCCAGACGCTCGTGAAAAATCGTTTGGGATTTGTCATCTCCACTAAATATCCGACCATAGAGAATCCTCTTGAGGATGAAGTGGCGGACGCGAAGAGGATCCTCGACGGAGTAGTCAAGGATGATTCAGTGTTCGCTCTTCTCTATGAGCCGGATGAGACAACGGGGTGGGAAGACAATGACGATATACTCCGGGACGGTAACCCGCTGGCTCTTGAGATTGACAGTGTATGGGATGAACTTCTGAAGAAAAGGGACACGGCAATAAGGCGAGTGGCCTTGAGGGAGAATTTCCTGACAAAGCACTGCAACATCATCTACCAGGGAGCGGGGACGGAGTCATTTATTGACATCAAAGATGTCCAGAAGTGCAAGGTTGACAATATCGACTGGCACGGCCGTGATGTCTGGGTTGGCGTGGATCTGTCCATGTCAAATGATAATACATCCGTCGCTTTTGTATCACAGGAGAACGGAGTAGTATTCGCCGAGAGCTTTGCATTTGTTCCTGAGGGGCGAATCGACGATAAGAATCATCTTGAGAAGTTGGATTACAGGCGCTACATAGAACAGGGCAAGTGCATAGCCTGCGGCGACCTTACGATAGATTATCTGGTTGTTGAGGACTTTGTCTTTTCACTTGAGCAAAAGTACGGAGTCAGGATCATGGGGATCGGGTACGATAGATACAATGCCATGAGCTCCGCTCAAAAGTGGGATACCAGGTATAACACGATTGAGATAAAACAGCATTCGAGCGTGCTACATCCGGCCACAAAGCTGTTATATGAGAAGATCATGGACGGTCACTTCCGGTATACGGATAACCCGCTGCTGGAAATCAATTTTCAAAATGCCAGGTGCACGTTCGATACGAACCTGAACCGGTATGTAAATAAAAAGAAATCAAATGGGAAGGTGGATATGGTGGTATCTCTTATCAATGCCATGTATCTGCTACAACAGGATGAGCTGCAGAACTATACAGGTTTTGTGGCTCAAGTTATATGAGGTGAATCATGGGGCTTTTGGATAAGTTCTGGCAGACCAATAAAAACGAAGCCATCATATCGGAGGCGGACGATCTTAAACTTAAGGCTTTTTTGGCCGGTAAGGATGAACTGACAAGAGAGGACGTGCTGTCTATACCGCAGGTGGCGGCAGATGTGGATCTGATTACATCGACATTCGCTTTGATTCCATGCAAGCTGTATAAGCATGTGATTAATGAGGATGATAAAGAGGGCGTTGTCGAGATCAAGGACGATCCGAGAGTGAAGCTCCTTAATGTCGAGACCGGAGACACGCTTAACGCATTCCAGTTCAAAAAAGCTATGTGCGAAGACTACTTCGTGGGAAAGAATGGCGGTGGATATGCATATATCAAGCGGACCAGGAATAACGTCGAAGGGCTCTATTATGTCAAGAGCGAGGACGTGAGCATTCAGGGGAACCTTCAGCCGATATTTAAGGACTATAACGTCTGGGTGAACGGGGTCGAGTACGACAAAACGGAGTTCTTGAAGCTGCTTCGCAACTCAAGGGATGGCATGGTCGGGCAGAACATCACCGATGAGGTGAATAATGCGCTCCAGAGTGCGTACCAGATGATAAAGTTCCAGCTTCAGACCCTTAAAAAGGGTGGAAATAAAAAAGGATTTCTGCAGTCGCAGAAAAACCTCAATAAGGACGCCATCGCAGCTCTTAAGGAAGCGTGGGCGGCACTTTATAATGACAATTCATCGGAGAGCGCGGCAGTGCTCAATGATGGCGTGACCTTTAAAGAATCGTCAAATAATGCAACGGAGCTGCAGCTTAACCAGAGCAAGGTGACGCTCAACCGCGAGATCGACACGCTGTTTCATATCAGTGATGATCCGGAGGAGTTTGTTAAGCGCGCGATCCAACCCATAGGCGCGGCTTTTGAGAACACACTTAATAGAGATTTTCTTCTGGAGAAGGAGAAAATCGGCGGATACTTCTGGAAGATGGATTACTCGGAGCTTATTAAGGCCAGTCTGAAGGAAAGGTACGAATCTTACAGTGTAGCAAAGCAGGCAGGCTTCATAACGATAAATGAGATCCGGGAGATGGAAAACTTGGAGAGCATTCCGGGGATGAATGTCCTCAATGTCGGTCTGGGAGCTGCTCTTTATAACGTGGATGACGGTACTTACTATGTACCGAATACGGATACAGCACGAAACCGCGAAGATGGCGGCGGAGAGAAAGGAGAAAACCCAGATGAAAATTCATGAGTTATATCTTTATGACGAGATCGTGTCGGAAAAATATCCGGGATATGACGAGGAACTGGTAGGATTTACACCGAATGACCTGTCAGAAGTACTTCATGGGGCCGAAAGCGGCGATACGGTGAATCTGTTCGTAAATTCACCGGGCGGAAGCGTGTTCGCAGCGGTTGCCATGACAAGTGAGATAAAAAGAGCCCGTTCAAAGGGAATCAAGGTTGACGCTTATGTTGACGGAATAGCCGCCAGCGCAGCGTCATTTTTGATTATGGCATGCGACGCAGTGCATATGTACAACGGAAGCATGCTGATGGTGCACAAGCCATGGAATTTTTGCATAGGAAACGCGAATGACTTCCTTAAGGCAGCAGAGGAACTTGAGACGATAGAAAATGGCACTTGCATGCCTATTTATCGAAGCAAGCTTAAGTGTGATGAGGAAGAGCTGAAGGCGCTCCTGGCAAATGAGACCTGGCTGTCGGCGAAGCAGAGCGCCGAGATTTTTGACATCGTACTTATCGATGAGAACAAGGACGTTAAGTCAGTGATGACTGACAGTGTGATCGCAAAGTTCCACTATCAGAATACTCCGGATGATCTCATCGTAAGGGATAAAACGCAGTCTGTAAATAATCCGGAACCGGAAGAGAGTAAGACTGAAGCGTCTGAGCCGGAGGCCACTGTGGATCTTTCCCAGTGGGAGGAACGTATAAGCAACTTAGGAGGTAGACGATGAAGAAGGAGCTTATGGAAAAGGTCAATGACCTGCAGGAGCAGATGGAGAACATCGTTGCAACTGCGAAGACAGAGAACCGCATTCTCACAGAGGAAGAGAATGCAAAGTTTGATGCGCTGGAAGCTGAGGCTAAGGCCACAAACGAGACCATTCAGAAAATGGAGGTAGTAGAGAAGATGGAAAACGTAAACATCATCACAACACCTGCTATCAGCCCTGAGGAGCAGGATGTTAAGGATTTTGCGAACGTCGTAAGATCTATGGTAAACGGAACGCCCATGCAGGCAGACGTTGCCAAGGGCGATAATGGAGCAATCATTCCCAAGACGATCGCGAGGAAGATCATCGAGACAGTAAAAGACATTTCCCCTATCTTTGCACGTGCTCAGCACTACAATGTTAAGGGCCAGCTGTCTATCCCTTACATCGATGCAGAGGATAACAACATCGCCATGGCATATGCTGAGGAGTTTGTTGACCTTACAGCGACAGCTGCAAAGTTCAGCTCCGTGGATCTTACCGGATTCCTTGCAGGCGTACTTGTTAAGGTTTCCAACAGCCTTGTGAATAACAGCGACATCGATGTTGTTGGCGAGATAGTTCGTCTTATGGCTGCAGCAGTAGCTGAGTTCTATGAGAAGGAGACTCTCATCGGAACACCTGCTTCTACTGTAGGATCCACGACAACTCCCCGCAAGAGCGAGGGCATCTCGCAGGCTACTCAGGTTCTTACAGCTGCGGCTGCTACGGCTATCACAGCTGAGGAGCTTATCAGTCTTCATGACATGCTCAAGAGTTCCTTCCAGAGGAATGCATGCTGGATCGTTAAGCCCGAGACTCTTACCGCTATCCGTAAGCTGAAGTACAGCGGCACAGGAGAGTATATTCTTAACCCTGATCTTCGCGATGGATTCGGCGACAGACTTCTTGGAAAGCCTGTATTCACATCCGATCAGATGGCGGGCATGACTGCGGGCAATACTTCTGTTGTATACGCAGACTTCAATGCAGCTCTGGCTGTTAAGCTTGTTGAGGACTTCGAGATCCAGGTACTTCGTGAGAAGTATGCAACACAGCACGCAACCGGCTTTGTGGGCTGGACTGAGTTTGATTCACGCATCCAGAACCAGCAGGCTATCGCGGTTCTTAAGCAGCACGCATAGGAGGCTAACATGAGAGCGAAGGCACTTACGTCCTTCGCCGGAGTGTATAGCGGTGTACCCGGACAGGAGATCGATATCACAGACAAAAGCGTCTATGAGGATCTCCTGCGTGCCGCATACATCGAACCGGTGGATGAGAAGAAGCCGGTGAAGGCGACGGAGGAAAAGAAAAATGTTAATAAGCGAACTCACACCAAGAAGGGTAGCTGATTTCATTAGAGTTGACTATGACGCTCCTGAGTCTCCGAAGCCCGAAGCTGATGACTATGAGGATGAATCCGAATACGAAGCGGCACTGGAGGGGTGGACAAAAGAAAACGCAGGGTACCTTGACCTGATGGAAGAGGTACAGATGCTGATGGACAGTGCGCAGTCGTACATATCCAACAGGACCGGAAGGTCACTTGAATATGTGCGGTCTCAGGATGATCTGACTTATTCATTTCTTGCCCTTGTGGGAGAGGAGTGGGAAAACAGACAGATCCGGAATGAGAAGGGCTCGTATACGAATGAGTATGCGATGTCCGCGATTGACGCGCATGCTGTAAACCTCTTACCGGGTGAGGCGGAGCTTATGGAGGCATGATATGTTATCGGTCGGAAAATTAAGTCACAGGATCACGTTCCAGAAGAGAGCACCGTCTGTTGATGCGATGGGACAGGAACACCTGAATACCTTCGCGGATTATAAGGCGGTATGGGCTACGATCAGACCCCTGAGGGGGAAAGAGTACTGGGACGCCAAGCGTGTCCGGAGCGATGAGCTCTATAAGATAACGATCCGATATGTGGACTGGGTTCGGGAGGATATGCGTATCCGGTATAAGAACCGGATATATAATATTACTTCCATTATGAACGCAGAGACGCGCGGGGAATTTCTTGAGATCTACGCTACGGAGTATGCGAACACGCATGAGGACAAACTATGAAGACGATCAGGGTTAGCGGTGACTATACTGTTGAGATCAGCGGTATGGAGGAACTGCAGGCAAAGATGGAAAAGGCCGTTAAGGTTTATCCGGATGTATCTCTGATGGTACTAGAGAAGGCGCGGCGAAGACTTAAAAAGGAACTGGTAGCGAATACGGGCGAGGCCGGAGTCGGAGTGCTTACGGGAAACCTGACAAAGGGCTATCAGACAAAGATGGGAGACGGTGTTGGCATGAACGCAGAGGCTCAGCTTATTGCTGAGACGAGGACGAACCCACACTTCCATTTGATCGAGCACGGGCACAGGATCGTTCCGAGAGGAAAGACCAAAAAACCGGGCAACAGAGTCAAGAGGGCTGCGAACGAGAAGGCGGGAGCCGGAAGCGCACATAACGGCGCGAGCGGGTATCATATGAAAGAGAAAACCCTGGCAGAGTTTGCCCCTATATATCCCAGATATGCGATCGAGGCCATGGACGAGATCCTGAAGAAAGCAGGACTATGATAAATGAGATCAGACTGAAAAAGACGGTCAATGATATCCTCAGAGAAACCTTTCCTACTGCCCATATCTATGGGCAAGGTGACAATGAGGGATTCGAGTACCCGGCTATCTTCAGTGAGATGGCCATGACGAATCAGAACGATGCGACTATCAACATAGTCGAGAAAAACTATAAGATAGGTATCCAGTATGTGCCGTCGGGTGACCGCAGCGAAGAGGATGATCTGACATTTTATCAGACGCTGCGGGATGCGCTTTGCTGCATCGATGACCGGAACAGAAAAAGAAAAATGTGTATCAAGGTTCTGGACGATGATGATAACAGTGACAGATACATTAAGGTCAGAGACCTCGCCTACGGGTACGTCGGTGAGGCTCAGGACCAGATGATCATCACTTTCACATTGTACTTTCATGATTTCAAGGAGTACGTAGCTCCTGAACCTTTGATCACTGATGTTGATGTAGATGTAGAACTTAAAAGCAGGAGGTAAATGATTATGGGACAGCCCAGTATAATCATATCTTTCCAGGATGCGGCTCGCATGGTCGTTAAGCGCGGCCAGCGCGGTATCATTGGAATGATTGTTAAGGATAACGCTCCCAGGAAGAATCCTTGCGTTATCACAGGGGCGAGCGATATCCCTTCAAGCCTTACGGCTGCTAACCAGCAGCTTATCAATGAGGCGAGGACAGGGTATCTGCAGCCTGCTACAAAGATCATCCTCTATGTAGTTGAGCCTACTACGGTAGGGTCTACCACGACAGTGGACTATACGGATGCTCTTGATTACTTCGCGACAATCAAGCTGAACTGGCTCATCGCTCCCAGCGCTGAGACAGACGGCAAGGTTTCCGAGCTTGTAACATGGGTTAAAAACATGCGCGAGAAGGATATTCAGATCAAGGCTATCCTTCCCAACGCTTCGAACCCTAACTGTGAGGGCATTGTGAACTTCACGACAGCGTCAGCTGCAGGCGGCGGCACTACTTATACCACAGAGACTCTTTGCGCAAGGGTCGGCGGTATTCTGGCTACCACTCCTCTTACCGGAGGACAGGCAAGGAGTGCAACATACGCTCCCATTCCTGAGCTCGAGTCATGCGAGACTCTGACACAGACTGAGATGGACGAGGCCTGCGACGACGGCGAACTCATCATCTTCTGGGACGGCGAGAAGTGCAAGCTCGGCAGAGCTGTTAATTCTCTTAAGACCACAGAGAAGAGCGACCAGTGGAAGAAGATCCGCGTGGTTGAGATCATGGATATCATCAAGGATGACATCCAGAAGACCGCTCAGGATAACTTTATCGGAAAGTATGTGGCTTCATACGATAACAAGATGCTGCTTATTGCAGCAATCAAGCTGTACCTTGCCACTTTGGCAAAGGACAACGCTATCGAGGAGATCACAGACGGAGATGTTGATCTTGATATCGATAAGATCAAGGACTATCTGGCAAATCAGGGCATCGATTATACCCAGATGACCGACGACGAGATCAGACATGCCAACACAGGCAGCCATGTATACATCAAGGTTTACATCAGTATCCTGGATGCTATCGAGGATATTGAGATCAATATCACAATATAGGAGGTAGGAAATGAGCAGAGCATATACACCGAGCAGGGTCATCAACGGAACTTTCGGTTCCGTATGGCTCGACGGAACTCCCCTGCCTCAGGGTACAAAGCTGGAGGCTACTGTTTCCCTCAATAAGGAGGAGATCAAACAGACCGGTACTCTGGCAAAGGGGTATAAGATCACCGGAACAGAGGGCAAAGGCACTCTGGGGATGAACAAGATCGATTCTACCATGATCGAGCTTCTTTCTGATGACATGAAGAATGGAAAGACCACGGAGCACGTGCTTATTTCTAATCTCGATGATCCGGATGCATTCGGAAACGAGCGTATCCAGTTCAACGGAGTCATCTTTGATGAGCTTAAGCTTGCCGATTGGGAGGCCGGCAAGATGGGTGAGGAGTCGATTCCGTTCACATTTACGAGCTGGGACATCCTGGAGGATATCCAGCCCGAGTAGTTTCATATTGAGACGTGACCAAGGCCGCTTCTACAGAATAAATCTGCAGGGGCGGTCTTTGTCTGTATAAGGAGGAGATCACATGACACTTACAGAAATGCTGCTTAGTGCAGACGAAAAAATAGCAAATACCCTGAAAAAAGGGACGTATAAGAGCAGAAGACTGGCGCGCGTGCTCGGGCAGGACGGGACATGCGAGCTGCTGATAACAGAGCTGGCTCCGGCGAAGATCAATACCATGAGCAAAACGAGAAGCGGGAACAACATGGAGATGTATAACCGGATATGCCTTGAGGGTATTACGGAGCCGAATCTGAAGAATCCGGATCTTCTTAAGAAGTTCGGATGCTCAACGCCGCTGTCGCTTGTGGAGAAGATATTCTCGCTCGAGGTTGCGGAGATCGCGGAGGCCATCATAAAACTTTCGGATATCTCTCCTGAAGAGCAGGAGAACGAGATAAAAAACTAATAGACGCAGACAAAAAGACAAGAAATATGTTCATACTTTTTAGTCTGCATCACTGGAACCCGAGAAGATATGTGGAGATGGACGCGGGAGAGCGGACCATCGTGGATGCATTTATTGAATATGAACAGGAGCAGATCCGGAGTGATCTGGATCAGCTGAAGGGTAAATAATATGTCAACACAGTATATCGATGCCGTCCTGAGGCTCATTGATAAATTTACGCAGCCCATGAACAATGCCATGGGCAAACTGAATAATTCGAGCAGGACGCTTAACAAGGTGGGAAGAAGCGTGCAGAATGTCGGGAAGAACCTGACGGCTGCCGGGACAACTCTTACCATGGGGGTGACCGCTCCGGTGGTGGCGTTCGGCACGACGGCGGTTAAGGCGTTCGGAGACGTGGATAAGACCATGAGACTCGTAAAAGAGACCATGAGCGATACGAGTGAGTGGGATCGCCTTAATTCTACAATGAAGGATGCTGCTGCTAATTCTGTTTTTGGAATGCAGGATGCTGCGGACGCTACGCTTAACTTTGCAAGGCAGGGCTGGAGCGCCGGAGAGTCTGCGGATATGATCGAGTCGGCCATGAGCCTTGCGGCAGGTACTGCGACGGATCTGTCAACCGTGACGGAAGGTCTTGGATCTGCGATGAAGGCGTTCGGGGCGGATACGAAGGACGCGGCGAATTATACTGATGTAATGGCTGTGGCGCAGGGACAGGCAAATACTACGGTAACTGACCTTTTCAATGCGCTTTCAACAGGCGGAGCTGCAGCGAAGACTGTCGGGTGGTCCATGGAAGACCTGTCTGTGGCCACCGGAGTGCTCGGCGATGCAATGATAAGCGGGTCTGAAGCGGGCAACGCATTTAAGACAGGTCTGGCAAGACTGGCAGATCCGCCGAAAGAGGCAGCAGGCGCCCTGGAAAAATACGGTATAGAGCTGTTCAACCAGGACGGAACCATGAAGTCGTTTATCGAGACGCAGAACATACTCCATGATAAGTTCTCGCAGATGAACGATCAGGAACAGATGGCAGCGGCTTCGGCGATATTTGGAAAGAACCAGATGACGAAGTGGCTGACTCTGATCCAGAGGTCGCCTCAGGATATCGCAAAGATGTCCGGAGCACTTGCGGAGGCTTCCGGTAATACAGAAGGCGAAGCCAAGAACATGGCGGATGCACTTCTTAAGGGCGTGGGCGGTTCGATCGAGAAGCTTAAGTCGTCCTTCGATGTGCTTAAAACGGATCTGGGCGGAATCATGGGAGATGTGGTCAAGCCGGTCATCGATAAGGCAGCGGCCATGATGGATGCATTCCGGAAGATGCCGGATGAATCCAAGAAGAATATCGTGTCCATGGTCATGAAGATCGCGGCGCTGGGACCCGCGCTTTTGATATTCGGAAAGCTGACTACGGGGATCGGCGGAGCGATAGTGGCGTTCGGCCGGATAGGAAGAGCCGTGACGAAAGCCGGAGGGCTTATGGCTCTTATTACGGGGCCTGCGGGAATAATCATAGGTGTTTTGGCAGCTATCGCGGCCGTGACATTTCTGGTTATCAAGAACTGGGATAAGGTTAAGCCGGTGGTACAGAAGGTGGCGGGATACATCGGAGGAGTGTTCTCAAAACTGGGCGTGCATTTTGATTATATCAAGGGGCAGTTCTTCGGGTTTGTTGATACGGTAAGAACCGGAGTGGCGCAGTTCCTTGATGTATGGAGCCCGGTGATCAACTTTTTCAAGGGAACGCTTGTCGGGGTGCTGGCTACGGCGTTCGGAGTTGTATCCGGGATACTCGGAGCGGTCGGTATGATGATAAGTGATGTGTTCGGCGGAGTGCTTGATGTGCTTTCCGGAGTTATTGATTTTATCGTGGGCGTGTTCACACTTGACTGGGCAAGAGCATGGGAAGGTGTTGAGAAGATATTCCAGGGAATAGCCGAAGGGCTTGCCGGGATATTCAAGGCGCCCATCAATGCGATAATCGGAATTATAAACGGAGTGGTCAGCGCAATAAACGGTATAGGATTCGATGTGCCGGACTGGGTGCCTGTTATAGGCGGACAGAAGTTCTCGCTCAATATCCCTACGATACCGATGCTGGCAAAGGGAACCAACTATGCACCCGGAGGACTTGCGATCGTGGGTGAGAGGGGTCCTGAGCTTGTAAACCTTCCGAGAGGAAGCAGGGTATACTCCAATGCCGAGTCGAGGCGGATGGCCGGAGGCGTGAGCCTTAATATAAGCAAGATCGCGGATACGGTCAATATCAGAGAAGACTCGGATATTGACAAGCTGGCCGCAGCCATAGCACTCCAGATGGAGAACAGATTCGGAAATATGGTATGGGAGGGCTGACATGGAAATTCTTGTTATAAACGGGACTGAGAGCATCACGCTTCCCATAAATCCTCCGGAGTTTATGGTCGATGACGGATGGAATAATGAAGAGGTAAATATCAATAAGATCGGGCTTATGACGCTGATTGGGAAGAGGGGACTTCGGAGCGTGACTATCGAGTCCTTTTTCCCGGCTCAGGAATATGGCTTTGCTATTACGACGGAGCATGCGGATAACCCGATGTGGTATGTCGAGAAGTTTGGCGAGTGGAGGGGAAAGATCCTGACGCTTACCATGACAGACACGGACAATTATATCTCATGGCCGAGCGTTATCGATTCGTTTTCGTATGGCATGAAGGATGCCAGCGGAGATATATCGTATTCCATAACATTTAAGGAGTATAAGAGAGCGGCGGCTAAGAGAACCAGCAAGAACGTATCGAAGGTTACATATACCACAAAGAGCGGAGATACGCTCAAGAAGATCGCGAAGAACAAGCTGGGGAAGGCATCGTATGCCAATAAGGCATATAAGCAGAACAAGACGGCCATAGACAAGGCGGTGGCGAGGGAAGTAAAGAGGATCAAAAAGAAGGACCCCGATAAGGCGAAGGCATACAAGCTGAAGCCGATACTTACGAAGTCGCTGCCGAAGGGCATAAAGATGACAATGAAGGTGTGATATGAGAGTTGAGTGGACTAATTCGAAGAACGTCACAAAAGATATCACGGAGTTTGTGGGGAGTCTGAAGTGGAGCGGAGCAGACACGCAGGCGGCAAGGACTGTGGAGTTTACGCTGGCACATGATCCATATGATGAATACCTGAAGGCTCCCGACATTAAAACCGGAGATACCATTAAGGTATACAAGGGGAAGGAGAAGTCTCCGAGATTCGTGGGCAGATCCATGATAAGGCAGAAAACTTCAGATATCGGAACGATAGACGTGACGGTGTATGACTACATGCACAATATGATCAAGTCCACAGGGACGTATAAGTTCAAGGATAAGACTCCTGAGTTCATAGCAAAGAGCGTGTGCGCGGATCTGAAGATATCGGTCGGCAGCCTTATGGCTACAAAAACGAAGATAAAGAAGTATTTCCCAGCTGACCGGACTTACTACGACATTATCGTCGGAGCATATAAGAAGGTCTCGAAGAAGACCGGGAAAAAGTATTTCCCGCAGATGAACGGGACAAAGTTTGAGATCGTCGAGAAGGGAACCATAGTCAAAAACTATGTGCTTTCAGACGAGACAAACATATATGAGTCCAGGTACGAGCAGAATGCTGATGAAGTCGTAAACGTAGTGGACGCTTATAAGGACGATAAGAAGGTCGGGACTTACAAGAAGCAGGCGTCTATCAAGAAGTATGGCATGATCCGGCAGGCCGTAACGGTAGACAGCGGCAAGGGAAGCACGGAAGCAAAAAATACTCTGAAGGGGCTTTCCACGACAGCTTCGATATCGGCTCTCGGGAACTGGGACTGCATAGCCGGAAGGGGCATACAAATACAGGACTCTGCGAGCGGGCTTATAGGAAAGTACTGGATAACAAATGATACGCATACTTTTGAGAATGGCGTCCACAAGATGGAGCTGGATTTGGCGTTTAAGAATGTCATGGAGAATCCAGGCATCAAAAATGCGTCAAAGAGCTCGAGCACGACAGCAACACCGTCAAATACGGCGACGTCGGTAGATACGACAAATACTAACGTGGCAAGCTCCAATGCCGGCGGCGTCAAATATATCGCATCGGATAAGAATGCGATATATACAGCTTCGTATATCGTGCCGGGAAGTGTGGACGATTACGGACATCGTATGAAGGAAGGTGTGATAATCGCACCTTCTTCGCATATGCTGGGCGGGACTGTGAAGATATCCGGAACCGGGACGGCCTATGACGGAAAGACGTATAAGATCGTTAAGAGGTCGCATGCGAATCTGATAAACGGGAAGGTGCATTATACGATCCCGATGAAGTCGCAGGATGCCGCGAAGAAGTTCGGACAGGTGCCGGGTAAGGCGAAGTATACCAGGGGTGTTAAGGTAGACGGAACGACCTCGAAGGCAGAACAGGTGGTCCGCGTGGGTACGGACCATATCAATAAGGTTAAGTATAAGATGGGCGCTAACAATGTGCCAGGAGGGCTTTCGGACTGCAGCGCATTTACGCAGTACTGCTTTTATAAAGGTGCCGGGGTTGCCATAGGGCGGACAACGCAGGAACAGCTTTCTGCGGGCAAAGAAGTCCAGAGATGGAGCATGCGGCGCGGCGACCTGGTCCTTTTTAAGGATACATATAAGAGCGGCTATAAGATGGGTGTGTCACATGTGGGGATCATGCTCGATTATAACAGATTCGTGCACTGCTCATCGAGTGGCGGAGTCATGATAAGCAATCTGAAAGCGAATTATTATAAGACCCACTTTCTAATGGGAAGGAGGATCGTATGAGCATAGACAGCGGAACCGACGGGATCGGACGCATGCTTAAAGTGATGCGAAGTGTGGCAGCAGGCGCGAGAGGCAATGGGATAGTCCTGGGAGAATATCTCGGAGGCGGGAAGTTTAAGATCGGGGATCATACCTTTTTGAAAGGCGAGTACCTGATATCGGAGCATCTTACGGACTATACCATGAAGATCTCTCTGGATGAGAAGACCGAAACGAGAGCGGGCGGAAGCGGATACGGACAGTTTGATTCACACGACCATGATGTTAAGTGGGAAGAGGTGGAGATGGACTTCAAGTCAACACTGAAAAAGGGCGATTCAGTTATCTGTTATCAGTTCGGGGACGAGGAGTTTGTGATCATTGATAAGGTGGTGAGCTGATGTTTCCATACGAGTATGACGATGAAGAAGAGCTTAACGCTACTTCGGAAGAGATAGAAGAAGATGAGCCCGTAGAGTTTGGCGTGGACTTTGAGACCGGGAAGCTGACAGGCGGAAAGGTAAGGGGCTCGAAGGCTGTTGCCGTGTGGGCGTGGAATGCGCTGAAGACATACAGATATAATTTTGAGTCGATGCCATGGGAGTATGGGTGCAGTCTTATGGATCTGATCGGGCTTGCCATGAGTCCCATGGAGATGAACGCCAGGAGCGAGTCTTTAGTAAGAGAAGCGCTTTCGGGGAGTCCTTATATCGAGGATATCAAGGATTATGAGTGCAAGATCGAAAACGACAAGATGACGGTCAGCTTCACGCTGGTCACCGCTTTCGGAGAGGAGGATATGAATGTCTCGATATAAGGATATGACTTTTGACAATATCCTGCAGGATTCATTGTCGAGAGCAAATAATCTAAACAATATGCTGCCAGAGGATCAGCGGGTGTCTCTGGATGAGGGGTCGCTCGTGTATCTGTCGCTTTCAAAGCAGGCGGCAAGACTTGAGGATGCGTATGCGGAGCTGGATGCCCTTAATGACAATCTGCTCGTGGATACGCAGGATGCGGAGCATCTGGTTGAGACCGGAGCCGAAGCGGGGCTTCTTATCATACCCGGAACTCCTGCGCTCGTCAGAGCAAAGCTGAACTGTCCGGCGGAAGAGGGCACGGAGTTTTCAGCTACCGATTCCGATTATAACTACGTTGTTACCGTACTTATAGAAACTTCAGACGAAGTGGTGGACGGAGAGACCGTGACATTTTACTTCTATGAGATGGAGGCCATGGATAACGGCGTGGCTCCCGGGAGCTATCGGGGAGATATTGAGCCGGTCGACTTTCTGGACGGATTTGAGGAAGGCTCCATTGTGGATGTCATATCTGCAGGAACTGAGGAAGAGGATATCGAAGCATACAGAGAAAGAAGGCTGAACGCTTTCGTCACAAAGGCGTGCGCAGGAAATGCGGCTTACTATAAGGAGATCGCGAAAGAGGTTGCCGGCGTGGGCGGAGTAAAGGCATACAGGAGAGCGACCGGAACGGACTATATTCCTATATACATACAGGCGGCAGATTATGGCCCCGCGTCGGCGACTTTGGTTACGAATGTCCAGAATGTGTTTACTCCAAACGATCCGGGAGACGGAACCGGGAAGGCGCCTTTTGGGCAGAAACCTCAGGTGGCATCTGTCGGGACTGAAGAAGCGGATATTGTTATGAGTGTGACGTTTGAGGACGGGTATACATGGGAAGGACTGTATTCGACGATCAGGGCGGCGATAGAGGAATACTTTGCGGAGCTTCGGGCTGAGTGGGAAGATTCTTCATCCATTATCGTGAGGATTGCGTATATCGAGTCGAAGGTGCTTTCGGTAGCGCATGTGCTGGATATATCGAATGTGACGATCAACGGAGCGTCATCGAATCTGGCCGTGTCGGAGAATGAGATCCCGATACTTGGAACGCTGACGGAGGCATGATATGGCAGAACTAAGAAGGATGGATATACCTCCGCATCTTCTGGAGATGACGGAGTTTAAGATCATAGAAGCTGTATCGGAAGCGCTGATCAGTGAGCTCGAGGACGAGATCCAGAACGTATCGGACGATATCCTGATCGGGACATCTACAGAGTACGGAGTCGCAAGACGGGAGAAGATAACCGGGCTTACGAAGATCGATACTGATACCCTGGATGAAAGGCGCGCGAAGGTGCTCGCAAAGTGGTATGACGTGACGCCGTACACGGAGGAAACGATAAGGGCGAAGCTCGATATGATCTGCGGGGCAGGAAACTATATCCTTGAGATCGATACGGAAAATGATGTCGTGACCATAAAGATGAATTCGCCTTCGAGAGATATCATCAACACGACAGTGGCGTATCTTGAGGAGACTATCATGCTGCAGGATATCCTCAATATCATATCCGAGCAGGAAGTCAATACGACGATAGATAACTACGGAGTCAGCGCATTCAGTGGCTACTCAAGAGTGAGGGCCAACCTGGCATAAAGGAGGGACGCAGGATGATTGCATTTGACAGAAGTGTCATAACAGACAGGGGACGGGAGCTCATGAATCTGGGTACCGTCCTTAATTTTACCCGGATAGGAACCGGAGACGGAGACTACAGTGCTTATGAGAATATCGCTGCGAGGACGGCGCTCAAGTCGGCGAAGGTAAGCTATACGCCTTCGTCTGCTACTACGGACGAGAGCGGAAGCGACGTGAACGCACTTATCGCGAACTATGATCCGGTGACGGAACAGGCAGTGGTTACCTCGACATTTACAGTGAAAGAGGTCGGACTGTTCGTAACGGTGAACGGAACAGAGGAACTCTTTGCGCTTTCGGTGTCATATGCCGGAGAGAGGATGCCTGCATTTAACGGGGCCAATAGGTCAGAGATGGTGTGCACCTGGCATATCTCGATAAGCGGGAACGCTGAGGTGGCCGTGACGGCAGCAGGCGCGGCTGCGCTGGCGGCGGATCTGGCGGCGCATGAGGCAAAGAAAGTGGCGTCGGCGGACGGTGCTCATGGGCTTAAGTATCAGGATGAGACACTCAGCGCGTATAACTCTGCGACACAGCAGTGGGAGGAGATCAAGACCGGGGGCGGCGGAAGCACGATCGCAATCACGGCGGGATCGGATGCGCTTGTGGGACAGGATATCGTTATATCAGACGGGGCAGACAGCGTGACGCAGGTGATGCCCGCTAATAAGAAGTGCGTGTTTGAGGGCGTTACGATGACCGGAACGCTTCTGGCGTCGTGCGATCTTGTGAGCATACTGGCCGAGACTTCGATCGAGGTTCCGTACTACGGAAACTATGAGGCAAGGCTTAATATCGGGGAGACATTTACTCTGCTTATCGATACAACCGAAAGCTCTCTGAGGGGTAAGACGGTTACTGTTACCGGAACGAACTATACAAAGACAGGAACAATGCCTGCAACGGGTGTCCTTAATATGAAAGTCACCTACGAGGGCGAGCTTACGATCACGGCTACGGACGGAACCAGCACGGCAACGAAGAAGGTTACTACGGTGGCGGGGACTTCGAGCTATAGTGTAGCGCTTAAATTTACAACAGGAATTTACGGAGCTTCATGGGATGGAACATCCACAACTGCGTGGACACGTACAGATGACGCAGAGGAATATGTTGACCCTGTTCCCTATGTAGCAGGCGCGACAAATTATGGTTCACCTTTTGACGATAATCTCCCCTGGAGCGGCATGGTCAAGTCTACGCGCAACGGGAATGTAGTCGTTGCGATACCGAAATTCTGGTACAAGATCACGCAAGAAGGCGCAGGCATGACTATAAAAATATCAGATCATGCCGAAACAGGTTTTTCTGTCTCTCCTGCGCATATGGACAGAGGCGACGGCAAGGGTGAGAGAGATGTGGTTTATGTCGGAAGATACCACTGTAATGCAAGCTATAAGTCGGCAGCAGGCTCAGCACCCGTGGCAAACATAACGAGAAGTGCAGCAAGGACCTCGATACATAATACGGGGTCTACGATATGGCAGATGGATCTTGCTACAAGGTTTACGCTGTGGCTTCTCTATATAGTAGAGTTTGCGGACTGGAACTCCCAGGCAAAGATAGGCTATGGCTGCGGAAATAATTCCGGAACTGAAAACATGGGTTACACGGACTCTATGCCGTACCATACAGGAACGACGCAGGCCAGCCGTACAACCTACGGACTGGGCACGCAGTATCGAAATATCGAAGGTCTGTGGGACAACGTATATGACTGGTGCGACGGCTGCTACTATAACTCGAACGGCCTTAATATCATCTTGAACCCTTCGAGCTTCTCGGACAGCTCGGGCGGCATTTCGGTAGGCACGCCTTCAAACGGATGGCCTGCGGCATTCTCGGTCAAGAATGTAAGCGGAACATATATCATGTTCATACCGTCAGCAACCGGTGGCAGTGAGAGCACTTATTCGTGCGACAGCTGGGGCTTCAATGCGTCTTACCCTTGTCTCTTCGTGGGCAGTAATTGTAGCCAGCGCGGCAATCGCGGGCTTTTCTACGTGGACTGCGACACGGCCACGAACGCGCACGCCCTCATCGGCTGCCGCCTCCTCGAACTCCCTTAAGGGGGAGTATGAGGGGGTCTGCCCCCTCATATATCAAAGTAACATAACGGACCCTTTTGAACACTCAGCGGGGTCATCTGTGCAGTGCCGGTGAATTTGTCGGGTTACGTGCGACAACTGGAACTTCAATGCGTCGAACCCTTGTCTCTACGTGGGCGGTAATTATAGCCAGAACGGCAATCACGGGCTTTTCTACGTGAACTACAACACGGCCACGAACGCGAACGCCAACATCGGCTGCCTTACACTGTTAAAGCAAAGCTAAAAACTCCTAACTTGGCACAGATGATCGCGCACCCCTTGGTGAAGATGAGCAATTAAGGGAGCGGGCAAGTACACTCGAAAGAGCGTTGGAAAGCCTGTAATGCTAACAGGAGGAAATATCCCTTGAAAAGAATTAAAGGACTCTATAAGATTCTGGTCTCACACGAGAACCTCTCGAGGGCTATCGACGAGGTCAACGATTCCCATCACTGGAAGAAAGGCCATAAGGGGAATTCGTGTACGGCATGGGTATATGAGACCAAAGAGGAGCGGATAAAAGAGCTCCGGGAGATCATAGAGGCCGGATTTGTTCAAAAGGAGCCGCACGTTACTCAAAGATATGATGCGAGTGCGAGAAAATGGAGAGTCGTCAGCGAACCGGTACAGTGGCCGGACCAGTATATCCATCATGCACTGATACAAGTGCTTGAGCCGGTGATGATGCGCGGCATGGATCATTACTGTTGCGGAAGCATTGAAAAGAGAGGCCCACTTCATGCGAAGAGGGGCATAGAAAAGTGGCTGGTGCATGACAGAAGAGGTACAAGGTACGAGCTATGCGGAGATGTGAGGCATTTTTATGACAGCCTGACTCCAGAGACCGTGATGAACAGGATGAGGGAGCTTGTCAAAGACCATAGGACGCTTGATCTGATATGGAGAGTCATTAAAGATGGGGTCATGATAGGCGCGTATACTTCGCAGTGGTTTGCAAATACCGTGCTGCAGCCTATGGGCATGATGATAAGACAGAGCGGTCTTTGCAATCATTATGTCAGATATATGGACAACCTGACAATCTTAGGGAGCAACAAGCGAAATCTACATAAGCTCAGGAGAATGATCGAGGTGTGGCTTAATGAGCATGATCTGAAGCTAAAAGGCGACTGGCAGGTGTTTCCGGTTGTGTATGATGACGAAAAGAAACGGCGGCACCCAAAAGGGCGAAGGCCTGATGCAGTGGGGTATAAATACGGGAGAGGGTATACGCTTCCGAGAAAGCATAATTATTACCGCATCAAAAGGGCCGTGAACCGGATAAGGCGAAAAGAAAAGAGAGGAGAGCCGGTGTCGATCCGAATGGCAAACGGGACGATATCAAGGCTCGGGCAGATGAAACATTGTAATAACTGCAATCTTTACAGAAATATTTTTAAAGGGGATAAAGTCGTAAGGCGGCTCAAGAAAATAGTAAGGCGTAGCCAGAAGGAGGTTATCACATGGAGTATGTTTTTGGAACAAAGGGCGATAAGGAAGTCCTTAAGACAAAAGGATCTTCCCATAGCCGGCTGAGCGGGTTCCACCAGCTTGAAAGAGCCTTTACGGATCAGACCATTACGGATTCGTTCCGGATAGTGGGGCTGATGAAAAGTAAGGAGGATTCGGAGGGAAACTGCTATGACTGGTATGAGATAGATCATCATAACAGGTATACCGATAAGTTTGCTCCGGCTAAGGAAGAAATTAAGAGCGGGATATCGGAGAATCAGGAGGCTGTGCTGGATATCGCGGAGCTGTCGGATGAGAACAGCAGTGCTATTGTGGATCTGGCCGAGATGGTTGAGGAGCTGACGGAGAGAGTAGGGGCGCTTGAGGCGTAATGTTCGCGAGCGCGAATATTATCTTTTAGATGTTAAAGGAGGTAAAGGATGGTTCGTAAGTATACAAGGCTTCTGGAGGAACGGGATATCAATGAGAGGACAGGCGAGATCTGGAAGATCACGGATGTTCCGAGTACCTGGAGGACAAAGACACAGGCAAAGATCGAAGAGGACGGATATGAGGTGCTCGAGGACGGAACCGTGGGTAAGGCTGAGCCTAAAAAAGGTAAGAAGTCATGACGGATGATGAAAGAAAAGGGTATGAGGATATCATACGGCTGCAGGAGACTGTCATTAACCAGCTGATAGAATCGCTGCAGCATTTCATTGACTGCGACGGGCTGCCGTGTGTGAAGCTTATCAACGAGGCAGCGGGTATCCGGGCAGAAATATTGAGGAAGAAAGATGTTTAAGTGTGATTATGAACTTAACGGAGAGTGCCAGCTGTATTCGACAGAGTGCCGGGCGCTGAGAGAATGCCATCTGATGGATGAATGCAACCACTGCAGGTACAGGCATCTGACTGCGGAGGATGAGCCGTGCTGCAGGTGCGATGCTCTCTGTGGGAAAAAAGCGAGGAAGAATTAAGGAGGTAGGAGCAGCTGATGGATGTTATAAGCGTAGGATCACTTATAATCGCGTTTGTGGCACTTGTTATGTCGATATGGAATACTTCGAAGAAGGACTCGAAGGAGCATACCCAGCAGATCACAATGGTGATGGCAAAGCTCGATTCGATATCTGAGGATATCAAAGATCTGAAGAAGGACGTATCGGATATGAGGGTGTCCATCCAGGATAACCATGATCGGATCATCAAGCTGGAAATGTCACTGGGTACGGCATGGAAGCGCATTGACGAGCTTATGAACACAAAGGAGGTTAGGCATGATCAGATGTGATACAAGATGGTTTCAGGCAGCAGGCATAAGAGCTATTAAGACAATGGCTCAGACAGCGATAGCGACGATCGGGACAGCGGCTTTCATGGACCGCGTGGACTGGATCGCCGTGCTGAGTGCAGCTATCCTCGCAGGGGTGCTTTCACTGCTTACCAGCGTAGCAGGGCTTCCCGAACTTGCGGAGTATGATGACGTGCCGGAGCGGACGGAGGATATGAAGGATGAAAACGATTAAAGCGAAGCCAATCTCTTATTCCGCCACAAAGAGGGATAAAAAGAATATCAGATATATAGTGATCCACTATACTTCCGGGGCCAATGATACCGCGGAAAATGAGGGCTACTATTTTGCCAGGGCAAATACGAGGGCAGCAGGCGCGCACTTTTTCGTAGACCGTGCGGGGACGACAGTCAAGTCTATCGATATGAATCGGACGGCATGGAGCGTGGGCGGCTCGAAGTACAATGACTGCGTGAAGACAGGTGGCGGAAAGTTCTATGGGAAGGTGACGAATGCGAATTCGGTATCTATAGAGCTGTGTGCGATAGCTGATAAGTGGCCGAGCGATAAGCAGATCAAGGCTGTCGCAAAGCTGCTTAAGTATATACGTAAGCATTGTCCGAACGCGAAGACGGTGGTGAGGCATTTTGACGTGACCGGGAAACACTGTCCGGCGACGATGATGGCAAAAACGGCGTGGAATAGATTTTTATATGAGATAGGCGAATAGGTATCAACGTCCGGGGTGGCGGACGATGATATAATATTCATGTGGTCCTCCTTTTGACCTGGCTCCCCTGCGAGATGTTTCTTGCGGGGGAGTTTTTTTGATGCGAGAATAAATGAAAAAAGTGGACACGAAAGTGGACACAAAAAACTTAAAACCGCGTAATTGTGCGGTGTTTGGCGGTATATGTAAGGGTTCAAATCCCCCTCTCGCTATTTTTTAAGGGTTTGCGGAAATTCAATGATTATCCGCAAACCCTTTTGCTTTGGGCGTTTGTCCGTATTAGCGTTCTGATATAAATATTAGAATTTTAATACGAATAATAGTATTTTAACACAAAAACTGGACACGAAACTGGACACGAAATTGGCACTAAAATAAAGGCTCGTCGCCGTCTCCGGAAAGAAGACTGGACATGTATGCGTTTGTTTTGTCGGTGTTCTTTTTCTTCTGATCGTCCAGGGTGTTTCGGTAGATGGATTTAAGTACGGAATCGGATGACCAGCCGCCACGCTCCATGATGTACTGATCCGGAACGCCGATGGCATGCATGATGCTCGCAGCGTAGTGACGAAGATCGTGGAACTTGCACTGCATGCCCAGCTTCGTCCTGAGGTGGCAGAAGCGGTTCGTGATGGCCTGCGGTGTGCTTTTGACAATGAACTCATCCGGATCACCGGTACCAAGCTGGGCGATGACGCTCTCGGGAAACTCGACATATCTGTCTGATGCGCTGGTTTTGGGAACGTCCTTGCAGATCCATGCGTTGTCGTTGTCGCATACCATGGATGCGTGGACGTGGATAGTGTTCCCCGATACGTCTCCATGCTTAAGAGCGCAGATCTCGCCGCGACGGAGCGTGCCAGTGGATGCCAGGAGGATCGCGGTCAGAAGATCGTGGTCAGCTTCGGCGATCAATTTCTTGACGTCGCCATCGGTCGGGATGTGCCTCTCTAGGACGTTTTTCTGCGGCAGGGTAACATTTATATGCTTATCGGGATAAAATGCCCGCAGAGCGGCCGAGAGGAGCCCATACGAGTTTTTTACGGTCTTAGGGCTATGTCCTACCGCGAAAAGGTTTATATGGCGCTGTACGTCCTCTGAGGAGATCAGAGCGGCATCTAAGTGGCCGATATCATTGAAATGGTTTTTGGACATGCGGGTATAGCCCCTTATGGTGGAAGGGGATGTGACTGCCGTGCGGTTGGCTATATACGCCTCGATGCACTGGGAGACGGTCATATGCTCGCAGAGGGGCGCGTCGGTCTCGATCTGGTACTCGCTGGCCAGACGCTTAACCTCTCTTATGGACGATGCTGTTATAGACTTGCGCTTTTTGGTGCGCTTATCATAGACTCTCATTCGGTAAGATCCGGATGGGAGTTTTTCTATTTTTGCCATGGGCTACTCCTCCAGAAGATTTTCAGTCTCTCCTGTTTCGGTGTTAAGTGAATACTCTTCCAGAACCATGCCGCCACCCATGGTCTTTGCGCTTGTCTCTTCGCCATCAACGTATTCACGCACAGTTATGTCGAGAATGTTTCCCGCAAGGCGGCGGATGGTCGTAGTGGTTTTGAGGCCGAGATTTATTATGGTATGAACTTCTGTAGATTCTTCGGTTTCAAAATATGCCTTATAATAATCTGCTGCATATTGCTCCGGGGTAGCGGAGCTGTAGATCGTAACCATTCTCCAGTTGCCGGTGACATCGTCGTTTACCGGGAGCGGCTCCCCGATATCATACTTTTCTTTAAGGGTATCCCTAAGGGCCTGCAAATCACCTGTATGGTTGTCCTGTTCCTTTACATTGGCGGCAGGCTCAGTGGCTGCCTGTGTTGATTCCTGAGGAGGAAGTGTCGCGATCCGAATGATTGCTCCGACGATTCCAAAAATAATAATTCCTATAATGATGTACTTTTTCTTCATAGCATTACCTCCTTTTTAACAGCTTGCTTATAAAGCGATATCTTCCGATAACGTTAAGCCCCTTTTCCCTTCTAGCTTAAGAAGCTCATCGGTTCGCTTTAGGATCTCATCTTTGCCAGACTGGGATAACTGTCTGAAATCAGACAATAATATCTCTTCTTGTTTTGAGAGCGGGATGGCAGAAATGCCCTCCTTGATCTGCAGATCTTCCTTGACAATATCATCAAGGCTCACCCCGAATAATTCGGACAAGCCTTTTATGATTTTAACGGGAGGATCAGATTTCCCGCTTTCCCATTTTTGTACAGTAGTATAGTTTTCATATCCGAACTTCTTTGCGACATCTTCCTGCGATAGCCCGGCCTTCTTTCTTAAATATCGTATATTATCCGATAAGTGCATACAGCCCCTCCCTGCATCAACAACTAAGTGCCTTTAGATTAGCACCTTTATGAATGATTTTCAAGAAAAAGCGAAAATTATTCATAAATATATTGACACATGAAAGTAATTCATGTAATATAGGCACATGAAAAATATTCATGCAAGGAGGTGATAGCGGTGAGTTTTGATAAGCCCCTTAAGTTTACGCTTAAGGAATTAAGAGCTCGTAACAATATAACACAGATGGACGCTGCAAAGGCAACAGGCGTTACTATCCAGACATACAACCGGTGGGAGCAGAATCCCGGGACTATACCCGTGAGTAAGTTTGTTATACTTGCGGATTATTTGAAAGTTGACATGTCTGATATTTTTTTGCCCTGATACATGAAAATAATTCAACTAAGAGGAAACTATGAAATTTTTAATTCACACAGTGCCACAGCGCCAGGACAACATGGTAAGCATCATGGAAAACCTCAGGGCTCAGGGAGTTCACCCGAATGAGATCCTGATGTACTCGGATGTGGCGAAGGAAGGAAACCTTACGGCTTTTGTAAGGTCGTGCGAGTATCTGGAGAAAAGATGCCTGGACGTGGCGGAGCCGGTCTGGCACCTGCAGGATGATATCCAGCTGAGCAATTACTTTGTAGAGGATATCAAAAGGATGCATGCGGAATATTGTATGCATCTTGACTGGCCTATATGGTGCGGATTCTGCAGCCACGAGAGTATCGATCTCGAAGGAAAGCTGCTTCCGGATGGCGAAACGGATCCGGAGCATATGTGGTACAGCTTCCCCTGTATCATGATCCCCGTGATGGTCACGAATATGTTTGTGCGGTGGTTTTACGAGAGTCCGAAGTCGGATATCGAAGAAAAGTGGATAAAAGAAAACCGGTATGATGATTCTCTTTTCAGAAACTTTTTAATCAAGTCCAAAATCGGAGTCGAGGTCATTAACATTAAACCGAATCTGGTAGACCACCGGGATGATCTGTGCGGAGGCTCGATACTGAACCGGGACAGGAAGGCTCCTGCGAGAGCTCTTTATTTTGAGGGGTGATGGTATGGCAAAGGTCTTGACGGATGAACAGAAGAAGAATATGGCGGCATCGATGGAACTGAGATACATACTCGAGGATCGGGGAGCTGACGCAAGGCGCCCTGCCATGTGGCTGTCGAAGAGGCTGGGGATATGCGAGACGACAGCGAGAAAGTATATCGCGGCTCCGGGAGAGATGCCCATAGCATATTTGTGGGCTCTGAAACTAAGGGATGACGAGATAATGAGGTTGTTATGAAGAAAACAAGATATGAGCGCCGGATGGCGTGGAAGAAAAACAGGCAGAGAGAGATCGTGGAACATCTTCTTTTGATCGTGCTCGGGGTGATATTTTTTATAGCTGGCGCCTGCTTTATGGCGACAGAGTCAGCTGAGGCCACGCCGGAGGATGTGTGGGCGGCGGAACAGGAAGCGGCCCCTATCGTAAGGGGCACGCCTACGGAAGAGGACCCGGTGGATGCTACGGTGTCAGAGCATGAGACAGACCCGGTGGGCGTTTCGAAAAAAACGGAGTGCCGGATGAACTTATCGCAAAGCTGTCGGCAGCAGGCTGGGTAAGCAATGATACACCGGAACTTGACGCTAAAGATGACCAATTCGAGCTCCTTTGCCAGATTGTTATGGCAGAGGGCGGTAATACTGAGCCGGATGAGGGTATCCGGCTGATGGCAGACGGAGTCCTTAATCGTGTGGAGTCGCCTCTTTTTCCTGACACGATTGAGGGCGTAGTCTACCAGCGTGGGCAGTTTTCTCCGGTCGGGTCAGGGGCGTTGCGGAACTGGGTACCTACGGAGCGAGTGATACGGCTTTGCGCACAGGAGATGATACAGCGGACCAACAAGGTTGTGATGTTTTGGAGGACGGGGCATTATCATGCCGGAACTACTCCGGTGGCCCATGTGGGCCATCACTATTACAGTGGGAGGTAGGCATGTATATCAAGACGCATTTGTGCATAGACAAGGATGACCTGATAGGGTTTCTTGAGGGCACGGTCGAGGTCGTTTCCGTTAAGCAGATCGAGTATCTGGGAGCTGACGGAAGGACATATACGTATGAGGTTAGATATAAATGATCCGGGTAGGAGATGTACTGCCGGAAGGCAGCAGGCTTCCGAGAAAAGTTATGCAGCCGGGAACGGGAAAACAATTCCCGCTGATACTGGATCGAAAGATGAGAAAACAGGGAGGAAAGGGGCTGTATGGAATCGATAAAAGTAAGATTCAACGACCTATACCCCTATAGCAGCGGATGCCAGATTGTGTTCGATCTGATGAGGGATCTGTCCAGAGAGGAACTGCAGGCACTATATGATAATAAGGATAATGAGCTTGAGCTTAAATGGGATAGACACCGCGAACCAAGAAGCAGCCAGGCGAATAAGTATTTTCATAAGCTTGTAACGCTGATCGCGGACAAGACGGATGGATCTACAAATACGTCGATTAAGAACCGGCTGATCCGGGAGTATGGACAGTACCAGTATATCAACGATAAGATCCCGCTTTATTGTGTGAACCCTGAGTTTCTTGATTATTTTCTGAATGAATCTCCGGTGCACTATAAGCCGGAGGGGATGGAAGGCGATCGGGTATGCCTGGCCATCATGAGAGGGTCGCATACATATAACACAAAAGAAATGTCGAGGCTTATTGAGGGGGCTGTGGAGCATGCGAAGGCTTTGGATATTGAGACATTGCCTCCGGATGATCTGAAGCGGATGCTGGAAGCATGGAAACCGAGAAAGGCAGCAGGCCTATGAGATCGAAGAGGACGAAGGCGTGCGATATATCGGCGAAGACCAGAAGAGAAGTGCTTCTCCGGGATGAGATGGGATGTGTGCTCTGCAATATGGGATACACGCCCACCGGAGACTTCAGATATGAGATCGCACATTTTATTGCGAGATCGCAGGGCGGACTTGGGGTGCCGGAGAATCTGGTACTGCTTTGTAAGACACATCACGAGAAGATGGACAACGGCCCCTGCAGGGATATATCGGAGGCGCTTGTGGAAAAATACCTGAAAAGCTTGTATCCGGAATGGGAATACAAAGATCTTAGGTATGAGAAGGGATATAGGGAGCTTAATAATGGACGGATGGATAAAGATATACCGCCAGATAACGGAGTGCGCCATATGGGACACGGATGAACCTTTTAGTCAGAGGGACGCGTGGATAGATCTTTTGCTCATGGCCAATCACAGAGACAAAGAGATCCTCATAGGAAGGCGCCCATGTATTGTAAAAGCGGGACAGAGATATACATCGATAAGAAAATTATCGAGCCGGTGGAGATGGGGAATAAAAAAAACAGAAAGTTATCTGAAACTGTTAAAAAAACTCAAGATGATAACGATAAAAGGCGACACCCGTGGAACGCTTATAAGCATAGTAAACTACAGCGATTTTCAGTTTACGGATAGTGGCAAAGGCGACACGGATGACTACACCAAGGAACACACCGAGGAGACACAAGGGAGACACGAGGGGCGTACAAACAAGAATGAAAAGAATGAGAAGAATAATATATTCAGTTCTGACGAACTGAATTGTCGGTCTCCCGGCCGACAAGGCGATGTTGTATCCGTTGTTAATGCATGGAATGAGATCCCGTGGGTTCCGGACGTACAGCGTATATCTGCAGAAAGCAAGCGCGGCAAGATGCTGGGCGCAAGAATCAAAGAGTACGGAACGGACAAAGTCCTCGAAGCTGTATCGCAGGTCTCAAGATCTGAGTTTCTGAAGGACAAGTCGTGGTTCAACTTTGACTGGTTTGTTAAACCCAACAACTTCCCGAAAATCCTGGAAGGCAACTTTACCGGAAGGGCGCCCAACGAAGCAAAAGCTTCGCGATTTGATGAGCTGCAGGATCGGTGGAAGGCTATCAAGGATCTGTGGGGCGGTGACCCGCCAGCGGCGAAGGACGGAAGGATATTCTGGGATATCTGCACGGACGGAGCTGTTATGGATGCCGGCGCGGATGTTGATTACGATACCGCGATGCTCCGGGCTGATTATTTTCTCGGGGCGGTAAGTGAAAACGAAGGAGGCGATCTGGGGACATGGCTGATACAAGAGAGTCAGAGATCCGGGCTGAAAAGGCCGTCATAGGATGCCTTCTCGAAGATCCGAATTGTCTGGATGGGATCAACCTGGTTCCGGAAATGTTTGCGGGACAGTATAGCAGGAGGATCTTTGAAGAATTTGCAAAGGCAAGGGGGGAAAGGCTTGACCCGGTTATCCTGAGAGGGCGGATATCTGACGCGGACATCCCGGATGAGTTTTTATACGGCGTGCTGAACGAGTGCGCGGGAATCCCGACGACCTCGATCGAGGTCGATAAGTACGCAGCGCTTGTGTTTGAGGCATACCGAACGCGGAAGCTCAAGAGGGTAGCGGACCCCGATAAGACAAACAACGAGATCATACAGGATATCGAGGCGCTGACATTTACAAGGCCGGCGGTGAGTATTGCAAAGATCACGAGAGAGTGCAGCGCAAAATGTTTCTCGCCAAAACAAGACCCGGGATTCAAGACGGGGTTTCCCGTATACGACGGACTGATGGGAGGACTTAAGCGGGGAAACCTCAGCGTAGTGGGCGCGAGGACGTCGGTCGGAAAGAGCGCCTTCGGGATTGAGACGGCACTTAACCTGGCAAAACAGGGCGTCAAGGTACGGTACTTTTCCACTGAGATGTCCAGAGAGGAAGTGTACGAGAGGCTCGTGGCGCATGAGTCGGGGATCTCGGCGGCAAGGATACAAAATGCGGACCATTTTATGAGCGAGCAGGAGGCGGAGTTTTTTGATGCCGGGAATGCGGCTTTGGAGAAACTTGAGAATCTGGTTATCGACGATGACATTTTTGAACTGGATGACGTGATAACGGCGCTGGTCGGATATGATGTGGTGATCATTGATTATATCCAGGAGATCCGGACGAAAGGCAGCAGGCGTGACCGGTATGAGGAAATTGCCCAGATCTGTCTGGATCTTCGGATAGCAGCGAAGCGGCACGGATGCCATGTGATACTTTTGTCGCAGCTGAACCGGTACGTTAAGGATACCGACGAGCCGGATGTGGATCATCTGTCGGAGAGCGACGCACTTGGCAAGAGCGCGGCGCAGGTTACGCTGATCTGGAACCATGATGCGTCAAGGGTACTTAAGGGCGTCAAGGTGGCGAAGAACCGGCACGGCCGTACCGGGAAGATGATGATGAAGTTTGACGGGGCGGTGTGTAGATTTACCCCTGCCGCGAACGAGTGGAAGCAGGCGAAGGAAGATGGAGAAACACCTTTTACATGATTTTGACGGGGTCAAGGATATGTTCGGAGACTGGTGGACGATGCTTAAAGGCCATCACGCCCAGCTGAAAAACGCCGGGTATACGGATGAAGCATGGAACAACGTCATTGACGATGTCGGACGATGGCATATGTCGTATGCCGTGCCATTTTCCGTAAGAATGGGCTCGATCGAGATCGAGATCCTGACGTGGCTCCGCGATAATGATGCATAATACCGCGCCAGCGGATTATGGGGTTGAGACACCCGGCTATGCCGAAAGAAACAGTCTACGAGAGGCTTTGACCATGAGAATATACCACGATATCTCGAACAAAAGCCATGATGATGTCTCCCGGCGTGTGCCGGGAGAGGGGGCGAGAAAATGAAAGACGGAGACATACTTGTATGCCCTATGTGCGGAAGCGAATTTCCTTACAGCAGGTTCCGGGCGAAGCGGAAATACTGTTCGGAGGGATGCCAGAGGGCTGCGCATCAGAGAAAGGTCGAAAGATGGCAGGCCAAGCACCGCGAAGAGATCCGGGCGTATGCGAGGGATTACCAGAGGGCATATGATAAGCGCCTCAAGGCGATGAGAAAACAGATACCGCCTCAGGAAAAGAAAAAGGCGGTTCATGGATTAAAACATGGGGCGAATATTTCGCTCTCGGAGCTGGCGAGGCTTGCCAGAGAAGAGGGCATGAGTTATGGGTACTATGTGGCAAAGCATGGATATTAAGGAGGATGGATATGAGGGTTGAACTTGCAAGGACGATCATCCGGGCGCTGTGGAATAGCAATGATGATGGCGCTGAAAAGGTCGTGGAAGAGATCATGGATGATGTGACCAGGGACGCGGCTTCGAAGGTCGATAATGTGGAGCTTCTGGAGCTGCGGAAGAGGATCGCGGAGCTGGAGGACAGGCTGAGCGTGTTAGAAGAGGCCGAGACGCATTCCGAACCGGATGAGCTGCCTTTTCCCGAATGTGATAACGCCCATGACGGCGGGATCATAAAGATGTGCAAAAAGTGCGGACATACTTTTATTGCGAAGAATGACAGATGCTCTATTTGCCCTGACTGCAAGAAGATGCGACAGAAACAAAACTATCGGAGATGGGCCGAGAAGCACGGCGCTGTCCAGAAGGCGGTTGCAGACGATGTGAAGCAGGCTGAGGATAAGCTTGAGAAGATCCAGAAGAAGGCGGCTGCGGTTAAGAAGAAAAGCGGAAAAGCGGCGACAATTAACAAGGATCTTGATGATGCCGTGAATGATTTGATTAAGCAGACAGCTAAGGAACTGGCGGAGGAAAGCTGATGGCTGAACATTTTGACAGTATCGAAGAATACAAGGAGCATAAACGCCAAAAGCACGCAGAAATGCTTTCAAAACAAAATGTTCCGTATTCCATCAAAATCAGAATGGCGGAGACGCGGGTAAGGGATTTTATTAAGGAATGCGGCAGACGCGGCCTTAATTACCACGTATCCGTCGGCGGATTAGATTCGATCGTGCTTGCAAAATTTATAGAACATCTTGGCTATGATGTCCCCAGGGTGTCAGCCTCAACCTTGGAAGATAAGTCCATACAGGAAGTTCACGCAGAAATGGGTTGTATTGTGGTGAAGCCGCTTAAGAGCAAGGTTGACATATTGCAAGAAGAAGGTTTTCCGGTTCTTTCAAAAAGAATCGCGAACAAAATTGATACTCTTGCAAATCCAAGTGAAAAGAATAAGACGGTGCGTCATGCCATCATAACGGGTGAGTGCGGAGAGCAAGGGCATTTTGCAACAGACTCAAAAATGAGGTTGCCAATGAGATACTTGAAACTCTTTGGAGGCTTGGATGAGGAGGGCACATCGCTCGGATATCAAAAACCCGATTTTAAGGTATCGCATAGATGCTGCCATTATCTTAAAGAAGCACCATGCGATATTTGGGCTAAAGAACATAATTCAGTGCCATTTCTTGGGCTAATGGCTTCAGAGGGCGGGCAAAGGGCAGATGCTCTGGAAGAACATGGATGTAATTATTTTGGCGCAACAGTGATAAGAAGTTGCCCGTTTGCATTTTTCTTCCATTCGGATGTCGTTCACTTAGCAGCGGATCTGAATGTGCATATTCCAGAAATATATGGCGAAATAACAATCAGCAAACAGAAGAATTTATTTGGTGATTATGAGTATTCTACTACTGGAGAACAGAGAACGGGCTGCTCAATGTGTGGCTTTGGAATACAGCTCGAAAAGAGGCCGCATCGTTTTGACAGGCTTTATGAACGGAGCCCCGAAGAATGGGATTTTTGGATGAATAAATGCTGTAAGCATGAGGACGGTAGAAAGTATGGCTGGGGAGAAGTGCTTGATTACTTGGGGATCCGGTGGCGCGACCCCGAACATTGGTATCTTGACAGTGAGTTGCCCGGACAGATGAGTATTTTTGATATGAGCCTGTAACAGGCAGCAGGCCAGCCTAACGAATAAAGACAGGAGGGCATATGACAAACGGAGAAATGCTAATCATGGCGCTCCGTGACGAGCTTGACGATCCGGAGACCAGAAGGGCGGAGATATATTACCGCATCGAGTGTCCGTACAAGTATTACAATATGGAGAACCGGTGCAGGGATTATAGTGACCGCGAAAAGTGCACGGAGTGCAAGATTGATTTTTTGAATCAGGATGTAGAGGATTAAAAAAATGGCGAACGTAAGATATCCAAACATGAAGAAGAGGATTATTCCTCAGGTAAGCGATTCTGTCAGTCGGAAGATGGCGGCGTCTGCTCAGAATATTCTCCTGGCATTGGCGATCGCGATCCTGGCGGACGTGTTTGATTTTGACGATGAGCAGATAGAGCTGTTCAAAACATCGTATCTGCAGCTGTCAGAGTCGCTCGGAGTCGGGACGGACACTATCGAGAAGATCAAAGCGAACATCAAAGAAATATACGGGGTGAGCGTATGAGAAAGTGTAAAAAATGCAAATACTTCCGCATCGTTTACGAACCGATATGGGACAGCGACGATATCAAGGAATGGGGAAAAGCCCGGTGCAAGAAGTATAACCTGAAGACCCATTACAGGAACGGCGCGAAGATCGAGAGACTTTCGTGTGTGGAAGGGGTGAACGAATGACAAACATTGATAAATTCAAAGAGGTATTTGGCTTTACTCCGACAGATCAGATATGCGTTATGCCAAAAGATGTCGAGTGTCCGGTAGAGGATTGTGGCCAGTGTGAGTATGGTGACTTCTGGTATGACGAATATAAGGACAATACACCACGTTCAAAGGCACACGGCAGGCTCATAGATGCTGATGCATTATTGGCTGAGATCGAATGTCTGAAACGTAGTCCATGGTACGAGTCGGATATCATGGGGAGTTATGTTGTAAGGAAAGATGCCGTAGGAATGGTTGAGGATTTGTGCATTAAAAAAGCTCCTACGGTCATAGAAGCAGAAAACTGGGAAAAGAAATGACAGGAGAAGAAGCAATCTCTGTATTAAAACTAATTCATACAGAGGAAAATGGAATAGTAAGAGAACCTCTAAAGAAGTGATTGCTTCGGAAAACCCGAAGTAATACGGAGATAGAAACATGAGCGACCTAAAATGCAATATGAAATGCTTTGAGTGCATCTTCCGTGATTGCACCCAAAATACAGGACTAACGCCAGATGAAAGTAAGGCGATATTTACATGGTTGCCCGACGAGGCAAAGTCGAAGAAAAGGAAAGAGAAAGATGAAGATCACGATACGCACAAAGGGAGAAGCGGTTGAGAGGGTAACAGCTGAATACACCCCGGTAGAATGGCTCGTAGCGTCTGCAGCATTGAAAAACTACGCAGGAGAAGACGGGACAAAAGTGGCACTTGAAATGCTCGCGACTGTTCCTGAGCTAGATCAGAGAGAAGACCGCTGCATAAAGTGTGCATATGAGCATTCGGGGTGGTGCGGTGACTGCACGGAGGCAGGTGGGCGCTACAACTATTTCAAAGTGAGGTAGGAAATGAACGTAGGAGATATGATCAGGTGCCATGATGAGAAGGAGATGATATCCATCATTGTGAATGCGGACAGAGATTAGATTTGGGGAAAGTATGACAAGAGAAGAAGCTAAAGTGAAAAACTTTGATGTATTACATTTTGTTGCTGATAATGCAGGGTTATCAACTTTTGAAGCAATAGAAAAAGCGTACAATACGGGAGTGTCCGAGCAAAAGGCGGTTCTTGGCAAGATAAGAGCCGAGATAGAACAGTCTTATTGCAAAGTTGAAAATGATTATGACCGAGGAAGAAATTATGGATTATATATGTCCATGCAGATTCTTGACAAATACAAGACAGAAAGTGAGTAAGGTATGAATTGTGAAGACTGCGTATATTCCGATATAGCAGATTGGGAGCAGAACGAAAAAACAGGAAAAGCAAAGGCGGTGTATTGGTGCGATAGACATAAAAAGCTGTGCAATGATATACAGAAATGTCAATTTGAAGATGATGAAGAAAGCGAGGGATAAGGAATGAGTGATAGCTTTGAATTAACTTTGCATAGTCATTTGGCCAAAGAGGACTGGGACAAAATAGCAGATGTCGGATTCAGATTAGTATGCGCTCGTATTCCCGGATGTATCACAGATGGCGAGTATAACAAGATTCTGCTGAAGCGTTTGCCGGAAAATGAGCCGTTAGAGATTGAATTGTCGATAGAAGATGAGCCACAGGAAAGTGAGAAATAGATGACAGAATATAAGCCGTTAACACCTGGTTTTAGACAGGATATTAACAACGGATTCGACAAACAAATAGCGGAATTAAAAACTTGTAAACCGAATGCGTTGGTGAGTGTGCAGATAGAAACTTTAAGTGTGTATAAAAGACTTATAAACGGATTACCAGACGGTTATCCCATTCCGTTAGCGGACAGAACTTGTCCCTATACTGATAAATGGTATGCGTGTCCGATTGAAGATGCAAAGCCTGAAAGCATACAGGCATTGAAAGAATATGCAAAATGGATGGTGGGAGGCGAGAAGACATGACAATTACTGTTGTTGAGTACGGAGGCGCGCCCCGAAAAATAGAGTGCGGATCCTTTGAGTTTCGTACCAACCAAGTTGAGAACTGGATAAGGATAAAATATAAAGATGGTAGCAAAGAGATAATACGCGGGGTTGCAACCATAAAGGCAGAAAGTGAGGAAGTATGAGCAAAATAATATGTCCTTGTGTTGAATGTATGCATAATGGTAAACGCTTTGTTTGTAATGCTGATAAGGTTGAACTTAAATGGCGAAATATGACAACCGCAAACGAGGGCAGAGTTGATATGTGGGTATGTAAGCAGTATGAATTATCAGAACATACCAAAAAGATTGAGAAAGAAATTGCGGATATGTTTAGACCAAAGGCAGAAAGCGAGGGAGTATGACAAGAGAAGACGCTAAGGTGAAAACCTTTGATGTATTACATTTTGTTGCTGATAATGCCGGGTTATCAACTTTTGAAGCAATAGAAAAACTAACAAAAGTGATAGATGATAAGCACATAAACGGAAAGGACGGTCATCACATATGAAGTATTGTATAATGTGCGGCGGAGTGTATGGGTGGAGCCGGCCGCGTCAGCTGGCAGAAATCAATGGGGAGAGGATCGTCGACAGGACGATGAGGCTGCTCATGGAAGAAGGAATACTCAATAAAGATATAATGATATGTGTCAGTCCTGGAACGCAGGAATGGTTTAAGGATTATTATGCCACTGTTCTTAATGTGGATAATGATTATAATCCGGCAGCAGGCCATATGGACTGGGTGAACGGATTTATGAAGACGGATCATCATGTATGTTATCTTTTTGGGGACGTTTATTATAGCCCGGATGCAATTCACAAGATTATCGAGACTGAAACTTCGGATATCGCTTTTTTTGCATCAGCTCCGCCATTTTCCGAGAATTATATCAAACCATACGCGGAACCTTTTGCATTTAAGGTTGTTGATACAAGTCATTTCTTCGCCAGCGTCGAGATGGTTAAGGATCTTGACCGAAAAGGACAGTTCGCGAGAATCCCGATCGCGTGGGAGCTGTGGCAGGTTATTAAAGGAACTGAATTGAACCGGATTATAACAAATTATGAAGTCATAAATGATTATACATGCGATGTGGATTATGAGGGAGACATAGAGAAACTGGAGAAGATTGTGAAGTCGCTGCAGGAAGGCAGCAGGCGCTGAAAGGGGGACGTCATGCAACAGAAATCAGCGCGTGAGATCCTGGGAGAGATCAAGCGCGAGAGCCGGAGCATTGAACAGAAAAAAGAGCAGATCCAGAGCCTGCATGATAAGATGACATCCATATCGTCGCAGCCGGATAAGGTATCTGTCAGAGGCGGAGGCGTTTCGGATAAGATCGGACAGCTTTCAGTTGAGTGCGTAGCTCTTGAGGAAGAACTTCGATGCCAGATACTTAAAATGGAGCTGAAGAAGAACCGGATCATCAAACTAATCAATGGCCTTGAAAAAGAAGAGTATGCGGAGCTTCTGTATCGGGTATATGTCAAACAGGAAAAGGTCTTTTTAGCTGCGGATGCAATGGGTTACAGCGAGGACTGGGGCAAGCACGCACACCGAAAGGCGATAGAAGCTTTTGAAAAAAAATATTGCGAAAAGTAAAGTGTACACCCAAATACACTTTTATCTGTGATATTATGTAGCATAGAAAAGTTGCAAGAAACTTTTCCCCTTATATCCTACAAGACCTTGGAACACGGAAGGGCGCGGAGAGAATACCGCGTCCTTTTGTGTATCCCGGAGGAGACTATGCAAAGATCGTGCCCGTACTGTGGCAGAGTTGTCCCGTATGATCATAAATGCGATATGGCACCTGCTCGAAAATGGAAACAGAAGGATAATAAAATCACAAGGTTTCATCATAGCAGAGCGTGGACAGACAAGAGCAGAGATATAAGAGCAAGAGATAATGGAATTGATCAAGCTGCAATTCATGGATTAGATGGTGAACCATATATCTATACTCATGAGCTGAGTGTTCATCACATAATTCCATTGAGCGAAGACTTTGACAGAAGACTTGATGATTATAATCTCATAACACTTAGCAAGAAGACACATGAACTTGCTGAAAAAGGATTGATAAGAAGAGAGGATCTGTTGGCAATAGCCAAGCGGAATACCGATGCCATGAGGCATTGAAACCGGAGAGGCATGACCGGCTTGTGGCAGATAATCCCCCCGTACCCGGAGGCCGCGATTTTATTGACCCGCCGAAGAC